GTGAACTCCCCCCTTGCGTCCTGAAGTTACAGGCCGTACCGGAATATGCCGGGTGGGGGGTGCGTGTGTGGTTATCTATTTGCTTTGCTGGAATTGCATTTTCTGCAGAGCACCTGAAGATTGGATCTGATCGTCAACCCACCGGAAGCCAGAGGATGAATGTGATCAACTGTCAGGTCGTTTGTTCTGCCGCATTTGCTGCACCAGGGTTGTTCTTCTCGAAGCGCTTTGCTGAGCTGTCGCCACTGGTAATCGTATCCACGCTGTGTGCGCGTGGGCCGCGTCTTCTCTTTAATTCGTTTATAGCTGATATCGCAATCATCGCATCGAGTTGCGCGTGCAATGGTTCCGCAGACTAAGCATGGTCTAGGTAAGGCCATCGTAATCCATAAGGTACTTGATTGCTTGGCCTAATCTGCCCGGCTTGTCTTTAAAGTATCCAAGTCCAACGTTGCAGTTGCTACAAAGAATTCCACGCACTTGATTTGTTTCGTGATTGTGATCCATTACGAATCTCGTTGCACTCTCTTCAACATGGACGCCACAGATAGCGCACGCATCGTTCTGCTCTTTGAGTATCGCTTGGCGATTCTTATTCGCCTTATGAATAATCCTGCGATCAATACTCCTGCAATGCTTACATAATTCACGCACTCCATCTGCTCTTCTTCTATCTTTGCAGAAGAGGTTCAGTGGTTTGGTTTCTTTGCATCTGGTGCATGTTCTTTCAGTCGGTATCTCCATCGGCGTCGTCATCGTAATCCGATCCGTAAAGGGCAAGTCTATCCTTCTCCGGCAGCGATAGATATGAGTGAAGCGTTGCTGTTACTGCTCGGTTAAGTAATGACTCAATTGCGTCGAATGATAAGTTATTGTCAGTCGTCATCTCTGTCTGAACATCGCCGATGCTTATCGTTATGTTCAGCATGTGATTCCCCATTTTGTTTCGGGGATAACTACATCTGCTAGCGCAAGCGTATCAGATTGGATTGACAGTTGCGTCAAATCATGCATCATGATCGTGCCTTGATAATTGCTGCGATGTCATAAAGACTTCCTCTTCTCTGGATGTCGTTCTTCTTTATCGTTCTATAAACTTCGCGCTCTGTAATTCCTAGCCACATCGCAATCGCTTCAACATCGAGATAGAAGGTTTTGCTCGGGTTACTCATTGCCAATGCTATCAAGCGAAGTACTGTCCATTGTTGCTTGCATCCGAAGCAGGCGACTTCGGCTGTTAAGTTATCGGCATCGATCACCACGTACTTACTGCACTCATCGCTTGGACATGGGATCCGCCGGGGTTGTTCTGAGAAACGCTTTGCAGCTGCTCTTCCTTTGGCGTGGATGATCTGAATTTCGTGAGCGAAGTCTGCGGCCCATTCCTGTGCAAGTGACCAGTCGATGTGGGCCAAGTGAAAGGTTGCGCTCGCCAAGACTTCGCCTTCAATCGTTGGTTCTTTGTTTAACATCGCTGGCGGTGTCAGGTTTCTTCTGTATCTGATCGTGCTCTCCCAGGCATGAAGGGTTCGAAGCAGTTCGGTTGCCATCGTGAAATCCAAAGCGGCCACGTTGATTCCAATACTGCGCTCAGTGCTCACTGCCCCTGATCCTGTCCGAGAAGGCTGAAGGAATTGTTTGGCTTCTTTGTGCAGCTGTGGAAGTTCTGCGATTTGGTTGCGGACTTTGGTTGCGCACCGGTTGCAAGCTCCTGCTCGCTCGGTCTTCTTTGCGCAGATTGTGCAGTCCATCAGAACGGTATCCCTTCTTGCTCGAGCTCTGGCTTCTTCCTTCTGTTCCAATAATCCGGGATCTCATCGGGTTGCGGTTCTTGGCCCTTGAGTCTGAATATCTCCATCGTCTTACTGCAGCTGTGGCTGGCTAGAATCAGTGGCTGCCTGCCCTGGCTTCTTCGGATGGCGTTCACCGATCGCAGATCCGCTTCAAATGATACGGCCGTCTTATGTAGTTCGAATGTTTGGCTGCCCTGGATTCGTTTGATGATCTCTTCTTGAATGGTCAAAGTTCCGGGGTCAAGTCTGATCTGAAATCCGACGGTGAAGCCTTGCCAGAGAAGTTTTCCACAGGCTGTGCAAAAGATAGGGATAAAGTTTGAATTCATCATTTTATCTGTTCCTTTGGCTGCTGTTCCACTGTTCCGCGTTCCCCCTTATAGGGGGGGAACAGCGGAACAGTTTGGTCGCTTTTGCCGAGGTGTTCTGCGGAACGGTGCGGAACAGTGCGGAACGGCGGAACAGTTAAGTTATCCACAGGCTAATTTTCTTTCAACTGTCACTAAGGTATCATTTCTATTACCACCATGAGAAACAATAAGAATTTCTACAATTTTCATTCCATTGACTTTGCCTAAGCCTGCCGTATTCCATCCAAAGGAAATGCAGGCTTGACCTGGTTCAAGTAGGTCAGCAAGTCTTTTTTTCACTTTTGGAAATCCGCCAGTAGGATTTTCTTTGCCATGAAATTTCAACCCAATGTCTTTGTAAGATTTGGAAACCTGTGTTAGTGAATATGGTGGGTCAAATAAAGCGCCTTGAATCTTCCAATTTTGCAGATTCAAGAAATCTATTGCTTCTAAATGATAATTGGCGTGAGTATTCTCTGGATTTAGATCATTTCTAAATTCTGCTGGAGATCGGATTCCACAGAATGGATCAATCCAACCATCACCCACTTCGTATTTTTTTAATAATTCATTGATCGGTTTTATATCAAATGTCCATCGTGAAGGCATTGACCAAATTCTTTGAATTTTCAATCTTTACTCCGCTTCCCATGCATTGACGTCGCCGATCATGAATTGGTTCTTGAATTTATAGAGATGTTTCTGCCCTTGTTTCCTAAATTCGACGAAGCCACCGGCGATGAGCTGCTCCAAAGCATGCCCTAGTTCCTGGTTGCCGATCTCAATTCCTTCTTGCCGCAGGCCCTTGCGGATGTCGTTCTGGCCCATCTCGGTTCCGGTTTGTTTAAAGAAGTTAGAGAGTTCCTGAAGCTTCTGCTCCTTCGTCGTTACGACAATTGTTCCGCCGCTAATCGTGACGGTGATCGTGCCGTCCTTGTTACTCTTCAAGTTTGCGACGCCGAGTTCTTTGGCGTCTTGGCAGATGGCGCGGACGAAGCCTGGTCGGTCTTTGGTTACTTTCAGATTTAGGCAACCGTCGAGGCCCCTGCCGAATGGCATCGCCACGTCAACTGCGATCGCGACGCCGTCAATGTCTGCTCTCTTTGCCTGTGCTCCGATGGCGTAGTTGCCCCGGGTATCTTTGCTCTTAGTCACATGATCAATCGTCAAGATGGCCGCGTTCTCCATCCGAAGTGGGCGAAGAATGAGCTGCGAGAAAGTCGTCGCGTCTTTGTTCTTCTCAAGATCAAGGCCGAGCAGGTTCATCGCTGCGTTGACGCCGTCAATCACGATCAGGCTCGGTTTGTGGATCTGGATCTCGCTTTGAATAACTTCAACGATTCCTCTGGTGATTCCTTCGTCCGGGTTTGCGTATCTGAAATGTCGCAGGCCTTCGGTTGCAATGCCCATCGTCTTGAGGCGTCCTTTGATTCCGCGAGCGCTGTCTTCAAAGTCTAAATAAAACACGCAATTCTTCTTTGCTAATTCTTGACGCACCGCTTCAATGGCGATCCACGTCTTGCCGCTTTCGCTTTCCCCGAAGATGGCGTTTATCTTGTTTCCATAAAGAATGTGGTTTCCGTCTTCGCGCTTGAGAATGGATGGCCCGGGTTCATCTTCTAGAACCATATCGGTGATGTCCTGTGGGATCCACGAGCTGGTTGCTATCTCTTCGTTCTCATCATGAAGTTGCACATGGCTTGGATTGTGATTTTCGATCTGTTGCCAATCGGTGCGCAGTTCAGTCTTTGCTCCGAAGCCCTGCGCTCGCAGATGTGCAGCTGCTGCTTTGAAGTCGCCCTTATGTTCTATCTGGGTGTAGGCGGCAAATTTTGAGTAGCTGCTCTGCGCATTGAAAATGGTTGAAGTACTGAAAACGAAGAGTTTGCCGTTGCCATTGAAGTTTGTCGTCGCCGATATGCCTTCGGATTTGCCGGGACGTCTCCATGCTGTGGATTCGCCTTTGCTATAAACCTTCGTCCATCCGAGTGGTTCGAGAATACTCTCCCAGGTGACGGTTTCGTTATAGGCATCTCCTGGTGTTTCAATGCCGTCCTTGCGTGGCTTTGTCTCTTCTTCAATCCATTCAGCCTTTGGCACTTCGTCATAAAGGGCGAAGTATTGATGAATAATACTGCGCTCTGCGATCGTGAAGGTTGGAATTGTTTCAATGGATCCGGCCGAGATCTGCCAGGGGTTTCCGGAAGGGTGGCATTTGCCGCCCGATGGAGCTGTGATCACGAAGCCGCCTTCGCCGCGTGTTTCGGCCAAGCATCCGCCGTCTTCGCCTGCTGCCTGTGCGATCTTCGTGTTGCCTGGAACCTTGCCATCGCTGATCCGGTAGAGCCAGTGGATTCCGCCCGATGGCGTCGTCTCCATGTATCCGTTGACGAGTTTCGTCCACAGGTGGCCATGCTCGCTGCTTTCGAATATCTGGCGCAGTTCAATGTGAAGTTTCTTCGCGACGGCTCTTCCTTCTAATTCCAACATTTCAAGGTTGCCTGATACGGATCCGCAAATGATGCCGACGCCGTCTTGCTTCTTTCCAAACCAGCCCATCAATTCTTCGGGTGTCGGTAGGCGCTTCTGGTAAGTCGTCCAGGCTGGTAATCCGGGGCGTTTGGATCCGTCCGGTGTTACTGGAACGGCGCAGATCCCGGCAGCTGCAAAACGCAGCGCTGTCGTCAGAATTTCATTGCTCATCCTTCAACCCCCTAGTTTGTTGCTTGAATAAATCTTTGAATAATCCATTCGACGACCGGCACTGCTACCGCGTTGCCCAGTTGCTTGTATCTGTGGCTGTCTGCTTGTCCTTCTGTCCATCCATCTGGAAATCCTTGCAGGCGTTCGCATTCTGTCGGTGTAAGTCGACGAACGGTTGAATTATTCATCATTCCCATTCCGCCAGGTGAGGATCCCATCGTCGGAGAAACTTCTCCACTTGTCGGAGTTTGTGTTAGATGAAATGCGACGGCATGTGGTGAAGTCGTATCCAAAGTGAACATTGGATCTTCTTCGTTGCCGTAGCCTTTGCCTTGCGGCCCTGCTGTGTCTTTGCGTCCAATCACTGTATTTTGGATTGCGTGAACCATTGGGGTGTTTCCACCGCCGGTTCCCATCGTCGCGGCCAGTGTGTTAATCACGTCGCCTTGAATTCGCACGTCTTGATGGCTCTTTGCGTAGAAGAATGTCGGATCTACATTGAGAACGGTTGCGTGGCTATCTCCGTTATTGTCCATCACGTTAAGTGTTGGAGCTGTATCCCTTTCAGCCCATACTTCTGCTGGAAGTGATCCATCTTCTGCTCTTGCTCCTGATCGAACAATCTTGACGAATGGTTGAATTAATAAAGTTTCACTTCCACCGCCAAGAACACCACCTGATGCTTTCAGGGTTGCTGAGTTATTTTCTGTTCTAAATTGTCCGAAGCTTGATTCGTTAAATATTCCAGTGCTTTTTGCAGTTGCTCTGGCAGCTTCTTTCCTCTTCGTGTTGCTCTGTTCAGAATACCTTGCGCTGCTCTCGGCGATAGCGAATATTTCCGCAGGTGTTCTCCAGTCGTTTCCAAGATGGCCGATAATGAAGACTCGACGGCGTCTTTGGGCGACTCCGAAGTATTGAGCGTCAAGCACACGCCATGCGATGCTATACCCGCGCTCTTCCAGCGCTCTGATAACGGTTCCCATATCTCGTCCTTCGTTAGATGAGAGAAGTCCAGGGACGTTTTCGAGAATAAAGTTCTGCGCTTTGGTTTCGTCAAGGAGTCGACAGATCTCCCAGAATAATCCTGATCGTGATCCAATGAGTCCTGCTCTTCTGCCTGCAACGGACAAATCTTGGCATGGAAATCCGCCAGTGATGATTCCGTTTGCCGGATCAAATCCTGCATTGATGAGCTGTTCACCTGTTACCCCCGTAATGTCTCCATATAGTTTTGAGTTTGGAAATCGCCGGGCTAGAACGCTTTGTGCGTGCTTATCCCATTCGACTGTTGCTACTACATTGATTCCTGCTCTTTCCATCGCAAGATCAAAGCCACCGATGCCTGCAAATAGCGAGACGCCAGTTTTTATCATTTATTTCCCCCTTGTTCTTTACTTACGTGCGTGTGATCGGAGTCGAACCGATCCGCTTCCCCTACGGCCGCCTGGCCCACGCGCCTTCCCCGAGTGAAGCCCCACCCGAGAATGGTTACCTTATGCTGGCTTTGCTCCAAGTTGTGCAAGGAGCGCGACTACTTCTGGCGTTAATCCATCGGCGGTCACCACTTGCTTTGGCTCGGCTGGCGCGGCCGCAGGCTTCGCTCCGGCGGATCCTACGAAGGCGTTTGCCTTTGCCAAATCTGCCGGGTTGCCAGTTGCGTCAATTAGGATCCAGGGAGCTGATTTTCCTGGCTTTGCTGTTCCCTGTCCGATGCGTGCTAGAACCTTCTGACCGATTTTGTTTTTCAACGCGTTCTTGAGTGCAACGTTGAAGAAGAGAAGCTGATTGTGCATCTCCCCTGTGTCCAGGTTAGTGACGTTGACTTCAATTGCATCGGTTTCGCCATGCACTGTGAGTATTCTGTCTTTGTATTCGGTTGGTTCAATGATCAGCAATTGGTTTGCGAGATCTGCGACCTTTGGCTGGTCGCCGCCTGTTGCTAGTTCAGAGAATGTCATTCTCTTTCCCCCTTTGTCTTGGTGTTACTTGTTTGTTGGTTTTCCAACTCTGATTCGATCATCTCTTTCTTGATGTCGTTTATTGTCTTCTCAATGGGGAAATTGATCATTACATCCTCCGCTTTCAAGAATTCAATGCGTTCCGGGATCTGCGATGATTCTGTTTCAATCATCTTCAATGGCACATCAGTGTGTTGCCGCCAGATGTCTCCGTTGATATTCATCAGCCATCTCATGGGATTGTATCTCCATTGCATGCCTTTGATAAGTCTGTGCTGAAAGGCTGGAAATATGGGCAGTAACTGCAAAGCCGATCGGGGCTTGCTGGTATCAATTGCCAAAGTTCCGGGCTGTTCTCGACGTCAACGGTTGCAAGCAATCCATGAACAGTGTCGAGTCTAGCGAGCGCTTGAAGTGCGATCGCTTCGTCGTAATCGTGAAGCTCCACGTGCATGTCATCAAGGCCGCCGGAAGTGGGAAGATAAACAAGGGCGACTTGCTTTACTTCAACTCCTTCTTGCGCTTTGCCATATCCGTACAACTGGACTTGTATGAGTTGCTGATCCATCGCGCCTTGCTTGCGTCGCTTCTCGAGCTGCGTTGCATTTGTCGTCTTCCAATCCATAACGATGCCGCGCCGCTTGTCGAATAAGTCCACTGTGCCGGTCAAGTTCGATCGGATCGTGACCTTCTGCTCCACTTCGTAATCTTCAAGTTTGCCGAAGATTTCCGCCAGGTGCGCATGGATCGCTGTGCCAACTTGCGCCGCCCAGTTTCCACCGCCTGGAATCTCGTTTGCTTTATCCCAGTCGAGAAGTTTGTAAGCGATGCGTCTGGTGCATGCGTGTCCGATCTCAGATGGCCCGATGTAGACCTGCTTTGATCTCGGACTCCACGTGCCTGCCTTCGTGATGATTGCTGCCAATTCATCGCCGAGGGCTTTGCCTGGTGCGTGCGGTGATACGAACATCTAGTCGTCGTCCTCTTCGTCGTCTTCGTAAGGTGTGAAGATTGGATCGTTGATGATCCCTGGGTTTGGGATAATTGTGGGCAGGCTCATTCTTGCTCCACAATCGTGAAACGCCTAGAAACTGAAATCGTTTCTAGCGCTTCGATGACTTGCTCTGGAAGGATTTCCCTTGCTCGCTTTGTGTCGAAGCGTTTACTTTCAACTCGAGTCCATCGGATCACCGGGCGATTTTGGTACATCGCGAGTTCGGCATCTCCCATCGCTGCTTCAAGGTGCGAGCGTGCTATGTCTGCAATCTCGCCCCACTTCTTTGCTTCTGCCTGCGCTTCTTTGTATTGGCGCAACCATTGGCCCACTCCGTCGTCAAAATCAACGACGCCATGTTCTATTTCAATTGTCATTCTTTCCCCCTAATACCAGCCGTAGCCAGTCTTTATCTTCTTCTCTTGCCAATGTGACCAAGCTGCGCAGGGGCCGCCGGATCCGTATCGTCTGCCGATATATGCCAGGGTTGCGATCGTTTGGCTCACTCTGGATTCCGGGTGTCGCATCCCTAGATTTTTGTATGTGCCGGCAAGGAGTTGCCCTACGCCCTTTGCAGAGCTTTCGGGGTTATTGACGGATTGCCACGCGCTCTCCTTGCCGATTAATTGCGCGAAGCATTTGTATTGCTGTGGCTCCAGCAATTCTCGGGCGAGTTCTTTCGGATTGATGTGTTGCATCGCTGTCCGAGGCTCGTAAACCACCGGGTTTGCCGGGGTTGGCGTGAAGATGCCGGCCGCTATCGTGCTAGTCACCGTTGTAATTCCAATGATGAAGATAAATCGGCGGACTGTGTATTTCTGATCTGGTTTGATTGGTCTTCTCGCTTTCTCGCCTTGTTTGCTTCAGCGAAGATCCGATAAATCTGGGTCACTCTGATGCCTACTTTTCTGGCGATTTCGTCTGTCGAGATTCCTTGATCGCGTAGCTTGATGATGCGCTTTTGGCGCTCCTTCTTCTGATCGCGTTGCAAGTTCTGGCCCCTCTCGGACGGTGTCTTACCGCCCCAGATGCCATGTGGGATCTCTTCTTTGATGGCGTATTCCAAGCATTCCTTTCTTTCAATACAACCAGCGCATATTCTGCGAAGGTTTGGGAGGCGCTCTGCCTCTTCTACTTTCCCTTCCGGGAAGAAATAATCTAGATCTTCAATTTCGGCGCATGCTGCTCTCTCAAAGAGCTGCACCAGTGGGAGATGTTGCGTCGTTCTAATCATGGCGTTGCACCCACTGCTCTAAATTTTCAATAACCCAGGCTTTCTCAATTCCTGCGTTGCGTCTCTTTATTATGACGTATGCCGGCGGAGTTTGCTCTAGTCCTCTAGCCTTTGCATAATTCGCAGCTTCTATTGTTGCCTCTTCCCAGAAAGCCGGGAGTGAGATGTTCTTTCGATTCTTTAATTCCAGAATGTATGTCTTGCCAGCAACGATCGCGACGATGTCACCTTCGTCTTTGCTCCCGGCTTTGGTCAATCGTTCAGCGATCGCGCCAACGGAACGCAACCATCTCATCACATCTGTTTCAAAGAGTGCGCCTTTGCGTCCGTTTGGGTTTGCCATTTACTTTACGATTTCCAATCGTGGAGCTGGTGTTTCCTTCATTGCTCTAACTGTGATCAGGATTTGTTCTGCCAAATTGAGGGCTTCGTCCTGGCTCATGTTTGCAATCAGCAAAACTGTCGGATCTAGTTTGTTGCGATGTTTGGAATATCTGTCGAAGCCTTCTTCGGTTTTTAGATTTTGCATCTTTCCGTAAAGGGCCAAGTCTGCAATGTAATCCGGGTGTACTTCGTTGCCGGTTTCTTCTATTAAATCAAGGACGGCATCTTGTTCTTCTAAATAAATTGCTAGGCGTCCTTCGTTGCCATGTACTGAAAATAAAGCATCGCGGTATTTCATTTGCGGATCGCCTTTGCGATCTTCTGCTGTTTAGTTTCGTATTGCATCGCTTCTCGGATCTGTTCTTCAAGTGGGTCATTCTGCCATCGCAAGAATAGTGCGGTGATGATCGCGGTCGCTGCGATCCATGCTCCGATGATGAGCTGTATTTCCATTGGTTCCCCCTGATCTTGTGGCGCTGTGCCTTGTTGCTGCCAATTGTGGGGGCTGGCCCCCGATTCTGTCATCCGCCACGCCGTAGCCGGGTTTCTCACGCTCAATTTGCTGGGGCTGTGGATAAAACTCACAGGATTCAGGCGTGTCTTTGTCTGGTCATTTGTCTTGACGTATGGCAAGATTCTCTTATCGGCAAAGAGCGAATGTCTCAGCCGGTGGGGGGTATAAAATGTCAGTTCTTACTTTGCAAGATGTGATCATTGAAGCTGCTACTGAGCTTGCAATCTCTGGCGAGTGCGATGTTCCTGTTGAGAATAATTGGGACGGTGTTGATCTATTTGCATCTGGTTTCTTTGAATCAATTCCAGCATCTCGCGGTTTTTTAATGATTGACGGAGTTCGCTTTGCGATTGAAGATAATGTTCTTCATATGTATAAGTTTGAATGCTTCGGTGTTGCTGCAACTATTTCATTCAAGGGTCAGATGGTTTCTTCTTCTGTTCTCGTTG